ACGGTGACCGTGCTCAACGTTCAGAGCTTGAGGCAATGGGGTATCAGTTTGTTGGCATGGTGTCGACTGATCCAACTATCCCAAGCATGGGCAAGAAAGCAATGTACGTTACTAAGGACAACGGCTCTCAACGTTACGTGTCCGGTGCTGTGAGCTTAACCAGCAATCAGCGTAAAGGTTCGTCGGCTATTCGTAACCAGAACTACCGTAATGGGCAAGGCTCGACTGTGGCCGATGGCAGCAAAGCTGTGTATGCCGCTGCTCGTCGCCGTGCTCAAGGTAATCATACTGCGTTCGATCCGACTGCTGTAAAAGACACGTACATGATTCCGGTATTCGGAACTGATGGCCGTATCATGGACTTCCAGTACGAGATGAATGCCACTAACCGTGACACTCTGCTGGATCGCAACAATGACTTTGCACACCTGCTGGGCCAGTACGCAGGGCAGAACTTCGATAAGCTGCATAGCCCGACTCAGAACCGAGTCGTTATGGAAGCTTTACACGAAGACTACCGATCCAACTACGCTGCCAATCCAGAGCGTTACGTTGCAATTGGGCCACAAGTTGCTGATGCTCGCTCCAGAGAAATCTGGGCTATGCTGCCGCAACAGACCCGTTACGACGCTGAATCAATCTGGGGTGCAGGCGAACCTTTACAGGTACGCAGTGATCTGGTCAACCTCGTGTTCGGTTTCCGTAAGCTGACAGTGGCGAATGCCTTTGATAAGGATGCCCAGGATCGCAATATGGCCGAGTCTTTAGCGACCTCCGTTTTCAACACTCTGGGCCTCCTGACCAATTCCAACGGGAAAGTCATGGCTGCTCAGACTGAACGTGGCGTTCAGGAAGGTGTTGGTCTGCTGAAAGATATCATCGTGCTCCGTAACGTTTCCACTCTGATGCGTAACCTGCTGGGTAACGTAGCATTGCTGAAAGCCTACGGCGTGTCTCCGACCGATATTGTGAAGGACACCAAGACTGCTTTACAGGCTGGTTTGAGCTACCGCAAAAACACTGCACTGCTGCTGAAATATCAACAGCAACAACGTGCGGGTATCGGTAACTACGAACAGCTTGAGCAGAAGATCATTCAACTGGAAGACCAGCTTGCTCGTAACCCGATCAAGGACTTCATCGAAGCCGGTACTATGCCGAGCATTGTTGATGATGTGGATACTGCTGATACGGCGTATACCTACACCTCTGGTTTACAGCAGAAGATCTCTGGCGTGACTGATAAAATCCCGGCATCTGTACGGACGGCGGCTAAGTGGGCGTTTGTGTCGAAGGACACTCCGCTTTACAAATTCCTGTCCAATACCGCTCAGTTCGGTGACTTTACGTCGAAATATGTGCTGTACAAATACAGCATGAATAAGGCGGATACTAAGCTGAACCATGCAGAGGCAGTACAGCGTGCAACCGATGCGTTCGTTAACTACGACCTGCCGACTTCGCCAGAGTTGCAGTATATGAACGATGCTGGTTTGCTGATGTTTACGAAGTATCGTCTGCGAATCCAGCGTGCAATGTTAACCCTGATGAAGGAACGTCCGGGCACTGCACTGGCTCAATCCGTACTGGTGTCTCGCTTTACCGATGCACCTCCGGCACTGGAGCCTAACTTAATCACTGGTTTGGGTAATCCGTTCTCATCCGGCGTATTGCAGTTGCCGAATGCACTGACCCAGCCGATGCCGATTAAGCTAATCCTCGGATCGCTGTAAAAAATAAAGCCTCCCTATTCGGGAGGCTTTTTACTTTCATGGTGCTCTTTCAATGCAGCCACGATAAAAGCGGCAACGATAATGACTGCCGCTAAAAGTCCAATCCCGTACAGGATGAACTTAAATATCATGAGCGCACCTATCAGAGCCAGGGCACCAAAGATGCCCAATATCCAGTAGATGACACTGAGCATCTATGCCCCTTAGTCGAACAGATCCAACACTGCATCACCACCAGCAGGTTTCACAAAACCTTCCTCAGTGGAGGTGACAGGTTTACCTGCATCCTGAGTCGGAGCCGGGTCAGAAAACAGATCGAGGCTGTCTTCCGATACCTCTGTCTGCTGCTCACCGCCGAACGGATTGGATGCTGCTGTGGTGCTTGCCGCTTCGCCTTCATCTGCGAACAGATTCTCAGGCTGGGTTTCTGGCTGAGTTTCAACCGGCTGCTCGGCTACGCTGCCTGGCTGAGTATCAGCGAACAGATCAGTTGCTGCTTCTGTTCCTGCTCCTGTTGCCGCCGCAACCGTAGTCGCTGCCGCCGCCGCTTTATCTGATCCCGTTTCAGGTTTGGTTTCCAGAACTGCTTCGGTTTCCGTATCTTTGGTTTCAGGCTGCTGCGCGTCCTGGCTTTCGCCTGCGGCTTCGCCAGACGCTTGCTGTGGTTGCTGAGCTTCTGCTGCTTGTTTAGCTTTCGCTTCATCGGCTGCAATTTCCTCTTTAGTGCGACGTTTACGACGCTTACGCGGAGTTGCGGGTTCAGCTTCACCAGTCGGTTTAGCATCGCTTTCAGCTACCGGATCAGTGTCGTCATCGTCGAAAGTGCCCTGGGGAACTTCCTCACCGACGCCAGCTACCGCTTTGATTTCGCCACCAATCGGGCCGATGTGAATTTCAACCGGTGCCACGCCAGTTTCGGATTTCAGACCTAACAGTACCAGACGAAGAATGTCGTCGGTATTCAAAATGATTTGCATCTGGTTTATTCCTTCTTGGCTACCATAGCCATAGTTTTAAAGAGATCGGTTTCCATCGCTGCGTAGATCGCTGCAATGGCATCAGCCATGTGTTCAGCGAGGCTTGCATTCACCTCGCCCCGGTACATAGGCCACGGTGCCTCCGGGTGCTTAGCCATCGCCCAAGCAATTGCCTGGGCTTTGGTTGCTTCCCTGGTGCCGGTAATTACCATTCTGGTTTCGATAGCGTTAACTTCGATCAGAGGTACGCGGGTATTTGAAGCCAGACTGAGTATACCGATACAAACGCCATACCCGGCCATAGCACGGGCAGATTGGCTACCATGAGGGACTTCGGCTGCGATGAGGTCACTTACCCTCATCCTGTCGATAAAGCCCTTAGAGAGCTGTTTAGCGCGGTTTAAATCGATAGCACTCTGTCGAGTTTGTTTACCCTTCGGAGTTACCGGTCGGATAACGTCCAGCCGCTCAATGATCAGCTTGGACGTTTCCGGGTTATACAGACCTTCGGCAATGCCCCAGTTACTAAATGAGGGGTCACACCCCAGGATCCGTAAACCTTTAGGCATCGGTGTCACCTTCAACAGCCTGCTCAATTTCCTGCTCTACGAACTGGAACGGCAAGGTTTTAAAGATAGCACCCGCTACCTGCACACCGGCAATGAACGCATCACGTTCACTGATGGACAACACTTTTTCCTTCCCACGAATGGTCGCTTTAATGCGAACATCCTTCGGAGGGTTACTGGCTAAAGCAATTTGCTTCTGCCCGTCAGTGTGCCAGTCCACCATAAGCTGGGCGAACTGATCCAGATTTTGAACAGGTAGTGGGGTTGCCCCTTTACCGTCCGGCGAAATAGGAGCATTCATATGCTCAGCAGCTAATTCGTCACGATTCATAAAAGCCTCTGGCTACAGAAAAGAAAGCCCACCGTAGTGGGCTATTGAGTTACCGATCTATTACAGGAACAGATCGTTCTGACCAGCAGTAGTACCAGCAGGTTCCGGGCTACCAGCATTACCTGCACCCGCGAATGCACCGCCCGGTACGCCACCAGTACCGGCCTGAGCGACAGCTTTATATTTGTCGTTCGGCTTACCGTCCCACTTGGTTTTCCAGGTTTCGATAAACTCAGCCTTCTCTTTCTTACCAACGATTTCGCCAACGGTTTTGTCGTCGCGGTCACGGAAGAATTTATCAATTTCGTTGATGGTACGTTTTTCGTTGGTCGGCTCGTACACGCCAGAAGACGGGTTCTTCGCAGACTTGTTCTCGATGGTTTCGAGAATACCCGCTTTGATGCGCTGGCCGATCAGAGGCATCAGCATATCCACTTCGGTCGGCACTTCGCGTTTCAGTTCGAAGTTGTACAGGTTGATCGTTTTCTTCTCGATCTGAGCCTGCAACTGCACCAGCGGTTTACCAACGGTCAACAGGCAGAGGCTGTCCACGGTCAGGAAGCCAGGCAGGTATTGCAGTTCGCCGGTCTTCTTGTCCTTGTACTTAATGGAGCCTTCTTTGTTGGACACGTAGATGGTGAAACGGTGTTTGTTACCAGACTCAACTTCTTTCAGTTCGAGTTGGACAAACTTCGCACCACCTTTGGATTTACCGCAGTACGCCAGCAAAACATCAAAGCCGTAGATGCCAGAAGTCAGGGAGCGGAAACCGCCACCTACTACGTCTTTCTCTACTGCATTACCAGCTTCGTACTCTGCACTATCTAAAAAGCTCATATCATTACCTTTTTGGTTTATTTTTCGGATCCGTGATTCTCACTGAATCCGAGTTCGATTAACTTTGCGCGTCTGGTTTCAACAGCCTCAGCCGCAGTCACGAACGATTTCTGATACACCTTCTTACCGTCCATCGTTATCTCAGCAACATAGCGGTTCCTGCGCTTGTTGTACCACACGCCCTGGTGACCAGTAACTGTACCCCTCAGTGCAGCCTTGTTTCGCATGTTCTGCTTAAAAGGTATGTCCTGTAGATTCAGGATCCAGTTATGGTCACGTACCTGGTCTTTATGGTCGATCTGTCCCTCTGGCCATTTACCGTAGTAAATGAACCAGATAAGGATATGTTCCGGGTAGCTTTTACCAAAGATGGTTATGCTACGATAGCCCGTACTTGGTACGAGACTCCCAGCACGAGAACCGAGAACAATTCCTTTATTATGAAACTTACCAATCCAAACAAGATGTCCAGTATTAGGGTCATATTCCAGTACCGATCTTAATAGTTGGGGGGTAAGGTCTTCTTTACGTAGTCGCATCACCGTAATACTCATGCAGGCGGTCTAAGACCAGTTGCATGTCATTATCGATAAATGTTTCGTTAGACGCAAACAGACCCATCGGACCACGGAGTCTTTCGTTCACCGTGTCTTTTGTGATCATCGTCTGAAATACATACTTGAAGCCCAGAGCTTCTTCCTGCGGAGTGATCGTCAGCAAGCCAGACTTGTACTCTTCGAGGTCAGTCAGCTTTTTCTTTTTGGCTGCAATAACGCATGAGAAGTAGGATTCAATCCCGTTATTTTTCAGAGAACCTTTTACAGGTACGGAAGTCTCTCGCACCATTTCGTCAGTCACATCGTCCTTAACGTGGGCGGTGAAGATGACGTTCTTGGTGGACTTAGCTACCAGATCCTGCATCAGGTATTTGAAGAACTGAGCGAAGTTCGACCAGCCTTCCATTTTGTTCGCCAGAGTCAGCACGTACTTGCTTTCGTACATATCCAGCAGGTAGGTAAGGCTATCTACCACGATGGTATGAATCTCTGGCTTCTGCTCCGCAGCCTGAAACATCTGCGGGATGTGCTTAATCGGATCCGTGATTACCCGCTCAATGAATTTTGAACGGAACGGTAATTTCTTACCGGCTTCGCAGTTGAGGTAGAGAACCCCTTCGGGATTCTTAATATTACGCAGCGATGCAGATTTACCATTTGCTGCTTTACCTACCAGCAATACGAGGTTGTCATTGATGGCAGACATTACTCTTCACCTCCCAGTACAACGACGTAAATTTCGTTAGGGTCTTCACCACGCTGTTCGCAGTGGTTTTCCCATAACGCCCAATGCTGTCCGATAAATTCCCGGAGCGATAACATCTGATCTTCGTCCATCTGGACTCCCCTTTAAAGATGCCCCCCGAAGGGGGCAAGGCCATTAAACGAGCGGAAGCTCGTTATACCTTAAAGCCGTCTACGACAGCACGGAAGATGAAGTCCTTAGCCTTCTGATCTTCGGGAAGCTGATCGTATTCGATGCAGCACGGATGCTCTTTCTTTTCAGCATCCTTAACCGGGCCGTAAGTCCAGCCTTCTTCACGTTTCTGCTTAAGCCAGGAAGCATGGGACTCTTCCGGCGTTGCAGTATTGGCGAGGTGGAAACGCACACCATTACGGGCAGATTCCTTCTGCCATTCTGGTGCTTCATCCCAGGTAGCCTGAGAGAAGTCACCCAGCGACTGGCAGTAACCACGGTTGGCAGAGTGGGCTGCACGAGCGATAAGCTCTACCAGATACGGTTCGACTTCGGTATTACCGGCTTCGAACACGTCTTTCGGTGACCACGAGTGATACTCGTCTTCGGCACCTTTCTGGTACACCACCAGATAACCTGTGGTTTCCGGTACGCCTACCAGATCTTTCTTACCGGAGTGATCTTTAAATTCGCCCAGCGACATAGGCATTGCCCATACCTGCTTATGGCTTTGGTACTGTTTCAGTTCAGACATATCCAACCTCAAGGTCTGGCCAATTTCTTGGCTACGGTGATCATGATGGAACCGTTGATTTCGGCTTCATCAAGTTTGTCTGCCAGTTTGTCATTGAGTTCAATCACGCGAGCGCGGATACCCTCAAAGTCAAAGCCAGCATCGATAAGAATTTCAGCAAAACGGTGCAGCATGTTATTGCGGTTACCATCGCCCGTATTATTGATAACCCAACGTTCCAGGTTATCCATCTGCTGCTGGTTACCCAGCAACTGCTTACGGTCTTCGTTCTTACTGGTTTTTGGAATGTACGGGAGCACGTCGAATACTTCGCCATCTTGATACTCGTAACTTCCCTTATGGCTGAGCCACTTCTTACAACGGTGAGTACAGGATTCATCCACTTCAAACGGTAACCCTTCGATTACGTTATTCATGAACTCTTTGTACTCTTTCGCATCCATGAACAACTCATAATTCGTTGGCATGATGATGCGGAAACGGTTCGTTTCAGGAGTGGATCGCTTGGTGGTATAGAACAGTGCCTTCTGCCCCTGGAGCAACAGCTTAGCCGTGCTCAGTTGCATGGTGCCGTCGATATCGAGAACGATCATGTTGAAGCCAGGAATGGCATTCTCTTCGTTACGATAACCACTCGCCACATGGTGATTAAGCCAGTGGACGCCATCGGTCTGAGTCATCTTCCAGAGCTTGTCGAACGGTGCCCTGACTGCCTGATAACCCGTCGTCATATCCTGGTTTTGGGTATACGACAGAATCATCTCACTGAGGTCAGTCTCTTTGAGGGTTTCCCCACGCAGGAACTGAATACCGTCATTAAAGGCTTTCTTAATGATGACGTTATTTTTATAACCCCACGCAGTCGCCATAGTGATCATCTCGTCTTTCTGGTTACGACCACCACGGAAATACGGCAGGTCTTCATCCAGATCAGCGAGAGTTACTTCCGACTTGGACGCGGCCAGATACTTAGCCAGCTTGACGTAAGGGCGCTCAGGAGTCATCAGCTTGGCAAATGCCTCACCGGATTCCTCCACCAGCTTAATGGCATTCTCCAGGTGATCCTGGGTAATAACCGCCGATTCATCAATGAAGGCATAGGCTGCTGCCAGTTTCAGCGTTTTGAAGTAGCGATGATCCATCTCGCTTTTCTTTACACTTTCGTGCTCGCTGTATTCGGCACCACGTTCTTCACACCATAAACGGTAGCGAAGAAGCTCCAGACAGACCGGCTCCGGGATGAATACCTTTTTACGGATATTCGCCACGTCAGCCAGACGGCCTAACTGAGTGCTGAGATCTTCGATGAAGTTGTTGCCCGCAGCATAGAACATCTGGGCCATCATCTCTTCTGCCGTTACACCAGCTTTCTTCTTGCTGCCGATAACAAAGCCGAACAGACAGCGACGGGCATACCCCATTTCCAGCATGTCGTTAAGACGACGCTCGGTAATGTCACCATCAAACAGCTTGGTCGGCGTACCGAACAGCAGCATGTTAGTTGGCGTGGTGCCAGTCAGTCGCTCATGACGGACGTTCTCGCTGGTGGACTTAACCAGCTTCTCCTTGACCATACCCAGATCATAAAGTTCCAGGAAGGTATCCAGCACCTCAGTCTGACCAACCAGGTTTGCACCTACTTCGTCAATCTGGAGGTTGACCGCACCAGCGTTACCCATCAGCAACTTGTGTCGCATCTGTTTAACTGCTGGGGTGGTGCCTGGGTCAAAGCTGAATAACAGCGAACCCAGGCTATCGAACTCTTTGCGTACCGCTACGAGTTCATCAGCCGGGTCAATCGTGTTATCCGGGGTACTTTTACGGGTTGCACGTTTATGAGCCAGTTCCAGTAAGTGTTGCTCTGCAATCTCAGGGAACGTGTACTCCAGGAAGTTTTCCCGGAACTGGTTGATGATCTCACGTTCGATGAGACTGGTTGAATAACCTTTACCGGTGCCTGACGGTGACAGGTTCAGGGCATAGATATTAATCGGCAGACTGCCACGGTCGAAACCGTGAATCTCGGCACGCATAGACGATGCAATTTGTGCCCAGTAGTACGCCAGCACCACACGGAAGAATAAACGCTCCTGGTTCTGGGTTTTGGTGCAAAGAATATCGACGACCTGCTCCGACATTGGATGATAGGCCATCTCACTTACTGGTTTCATGGGTACTCCTACTATTCGAGAATCAGATCGCCAGATTCGATCAACCGATCCTTTTGTTTACAGACAGTAAATGCAGGGCAGTATTTGCAAGCGCCTACCTGCCCCCTAACTTCGACTACTTCGCCTTTACCACCTTTGTTCTGCCAGAAGGCAATCGCTTCACCTTCATTGGTGAAGTTTTTGGTGGCACGGGCTTTGTTCGCCGGGTTTGAGTAATACTTCCAGACCGGCTCGCTACGCCATAGCTCGTCGTCGGTACAGTCCGGGATTTCTTCATCCGGTGCATTCATATACTGCTGCACCAGTTTCAGGCGGTTCTCAACGTACTGTTGAGTGTCTTCCACGGACATTAACTTGAACTTGCGAGGCATCATCTTACGCGGAGGATAATTGGCATCAGCCCGTGACATTGCTTTCTGCCAGTCAGTAAAGATGAACTGAATGGTGAAAACGTCATTGGTGATGATCTCCGGGTTAAGCCAGCGATAGATGGAACCCTGGAGGATATAGTCATCGTCTTTGCGATTCTTAATCCAGGTATAGACACTGGTTGACTTAAAGTCTTCCAATGCACCGTTGCCAACGAAGTCAAACTTACCGGACACACGGAAACCCATCACTTCTTTGAAGCTACGGAGTTCCATGTATACCGGGATACTGTCTGGTTTGAGGTCTTCGGGATTGGGGTTAAACACAATACGATCAATGATGTGCTGTGGATAGCCCAGATCCTTCATGGCTTGAATGCGTGTCTCTTCCACCGACCAGGCTTTTTCGATGCCATCATGGATCGCCGTACCCATACGTGCGGAGATGAAATCTTCCACGTCCGGGATATCAGATCCCGGTGGTACACGGCGAGCCAGAATGTATTGTCGTAGCGGTCGGATTAACGACGTAGCCGAGATGGTATTCGGAACATAATCGTAATGATCCACGGCGAGAAACAGTGCGACAGATAACGGGATATGCTCCCGGTTTGTCACCTTACGTTGATACGCCATTATTCGTTTTCCTCACGTTTAGCCTTGCTTAAGATCCGGCCAGCGTAATGAACCATTTTCTCGGCATCATAAACACCTCTCTGGCCTGGTTTACCGTTACCCTGACGGGCAGCGGCTGTACGCCATAGAGCCTTGAAGATACAACCTTCATCGAAGGTCATACCCAGTGCCTGGATGATATCCTCGCACTCGGCAATATAAGCATCCTGTTCCTCGCGTTGAGGGTTCTCAACGAAAGCGAGGTAGTAATTAACTCTACTACCAGTCAGCTTAGGTGTCTCTGATGGAGTCGCTGTCGCTTTCTCTTCGACTATGCCTTCGAGTCGCTCCAGCTCCAGAGCGTACTTCTGAACCTGCCCACTCCAGTAAGCTACCTTACGTGGGTTGCAAGACATTTTCAGACAGTTACGAGCATCGTGCAGACGCTCTTTAACAGAAGCGATAACACGTTCTTTTTTGGTTAGTAGTTGCTTAGGCATCTTCCACTCTGCGTTCATGATTTTGGGTGAGAGATCAGGATATTTCATACCTGTTCCTATGCCCGGAAGGGCATCATTTAGTTTTACGTTCAGATAGCTTAATCCCGTGCCTACTGCAATGCTCCAGAATGGCTCTGCGATCACGCTTCATGAGGCGGGCAAGAAAGTCTATGTCAATGGCACGTCCGTGTAACTTCAACAAGAACTTTGTCTCGTCCGGGGTGAATTGAGAGAATTTTTTGCCCATTAGCTTATCTCGTCAGTGCTTTCCACGATACCGGGTAAAGTGGCTCAATGATGGTGCGTACCAGTTCAGCAAGCTCCTGGTTTTCACTCTGAGCATGGGGATCGACACGCTTGTTGTAGAAGTTGGCGAAGGCAAACAGGTTACCAGTCCAAAGCCAGTTAACCATTGCACCTTGAGGCAGCACCATACGTGCTTGCTCTGGAGCCACACCGTTTTCCAGCATCCATGTATATACTGCTACTGACTGCTCAGTATGATACTTGTATGCTTCCTGTAGCCCTTTGTTCTTAGGATGAATACCACCACTACCCTGCTTAATTGAACCTTCTGGTTTTGAACGGAACTCCGGGATAAAGATCTCCGGCGTACAGGTGATATAGCGACGGGACTCTTCGTTTTCAACGAAGCCTTGTTTATGCTTGAAGCACTGGGTGCGAATAGGGATCGGTGCCTTCATGCTTACGCTGATAGACGTATGAGCAAACGGCGTCCAGTGAATGGCCTGGTGACGGATTTGATTGTACAGTTCCATTGCATCACCGATACCATCGTAATCTTCACGATCGAAGCCACGAGCGATGTACTCGATAACCTTTTCCCGTTCTTCGGTACGCAGACCGAAAGCCAGAAAGTTAATCAGGTTGATATCTTTGTTGTTCAACGGCTCATCTGCCGCCTTAACAGACCCAACGCCGAAGGATAACCGGGCTGCATTGACCACCGACTTATCGGTGCCCATATGATCCACATAAATTGCTGATTGTTGAGACATGGTATTTCTCCAGTTAATGGTTCATTGAGGGGCAGGGAACTGCCCTTTTGTAGGAAAACAGTTTATGATTTAGGCATTCGTTTAAAGGAGACTCACTCATGAGTGATACTGATATTATTCCAGAAAACACAACACGAATTGATGTGTATCTGAAAAACCCGAATGGCCATCCTTTAAGTAACACGCGATTCATTGTGAAACCAGTACGTGCTGGGGTCTGGAACGGTTACGTAGGGGTGGTGGAAGACAGGGAGGAACTTTATTGCACGGATGAGAATGGGTATGTTCAATTGCACTTATGGCCTTTGCCATACCCGTACATGCTTACATACTCTTACGACGACAATGCTCTGCCCGGTTACTTTTTGTTCTATGTACCGGATATTCGTACCGTTGTTCAGTTTCAGGATCTTTTCGTTACTCAAACCAAAGATGAGCCTACGTATGGTGAAAACATTCTGGCTCAGATTGTAGCGGCTAAGTCCGAGGTGTCAGCTCTTGTTGATGAAGCTAAAACCAGCGAAGTTAATGCAAATACATCAGCGACTACTGCCGCTAATGCCGCATTAACTGCGACAGATAAAGCTGCTCAAACGGATGAAGATCGTGAACAAGTTGGGGCTATCCAACTGGCTTTGCAAGGCATTCTTGGGCAAATGACTGAGGCCATTGTTAAGATCCAAGGGATTAACCTACAGAACAAACTGTTACTCGGTGGTTACCATATTTGGGTAGATAATTATGGTAAACTCCGTATTAAAAACGGTGCTCCTGCCAGTGATACTGATGGGACTGTTGTTGGCACCCAGACTGATTGAGGAGCGGTTACATGTGCGGAAATGAAAATTGCAACTGCGGAAACAACCCATACTGCGGGGACTGTGAACCGTGGAACTGCGTAGAGCAAGCCGTCAACGATGTTTGGTCTACCAAAAAAGGACAGATCAAAAACCTCGTTGATCGAGCAGATACCGCTGCTGAAAATAGCGAGGCAAGCGCGAAGGCGTCAGCCGATAGCGCTGCCGAAGCGAAGGAATTTCGTGATGAAGCAGAGCAAGCCGCATCTACGGCAGTAGCCGCAGAAGGTATTGTGCTTGGGGTAGCTAATGACCTTCAAAATACTGCTAACAGCCTAAATAATGCTGTAGCAGGTATCGCTGTGGCTTCCTGGTTTTATACTACAGTAACTGAAAACCAAACAGTTATTCCTGTACCGGCAGATAAAAATGCTCTGGACGTACAGGCGATCTACATTGAAGGTCTTCGCCAATCTCCGTTCCGAGGATTCGAGTTCGATAAAACTGCCATGACTATCACGTTGGCGGAACCTCTACCACTTGGCTTAGAAATTGAAATTATCCTGGGTATTTACGACCCAGATAATCCTAATGACTTCGCTTACACTCTGGCTTCTGATAATGGAGCTAAACTGGTTGGCACTAAAAACTCAAGGACTGTACAAGATGTCCTTACAAGTTTAGGTAGCGAAGGCTATGACTACCTGGACTCGTTTCAGGCTGGCACGACGCTGACGAGACCAAACCAGGCACTACGCGATACCAGCACTGGTAAATACTATCGCTGGGATGGTGTATTTCCATCTGGTGGTAAAATTGTTCCTGCGGGATCGACGCCAGCAAATAGTGGCGGTGTCGGAATTGGTGCCTGGATGAGCGCCGGTGACGACGTATTGCGACAGGAGTTAAGTAATCGCGGTGGATCTGGTCTAATTACTGATTTATTCAAGCCAGTAACTTGGGCGCAGTTTGCTGGTGGCGTTGATCCAACTGGAGCCAATGACTCAACGGCTGCATTCAACGCAGCCTATGACGCCGCAGAAAATGGCATAGGGATTTTGGTGCCAAAAGGTCTTTACAATGAAGGGGGCACAACAAAGGAAGTAAGATCGGATTCACTATGGTTAAGTCGTGACTTTGGTTTGGGGGTTGGAATAGCAACTGAAACCCGTAAGTCTCCATTGTTAATAACCGTAGGAAACCCGGATGAGCCAGTGCTTAACTCAGAATATACCCGTTCTGGTATCAACATCACGGCTGTAGGTCGGGGTGGGCAGCACATTGACTGCATTCGCGCAACGACTATTAACTATTCGACTAACGGTAACGGCAACACAGCTATTTACGCAGCAGGATTGTCAACGCCTGGTGCGTTGTGGACAGCAGCACTTCACGGAGAGATAAAGCACCAGGGGAATAGCACAATCGCTATTTCTGCGGAGGCTGCTAGTTATTCAGCAACCGGCACATTCTATGGTTTGGTATTGAACAATACGACCAGCACCGCCGCTGAGACTCACCCTTCAACTGGTGCGCCTGCAACACTACACCCTTCGGCTACTGCACTCTACATTACAGGTAGCGTTCAGCGTGGGGAGATGGGGCAGTGGATCAGGGGTATTCGTTTCTCTCCGCTATCTATGCGAGAAGCCGGTACTCTTGTTCGTGATGAGTCGGCGTGTGCGCAAGGGTGGTGGTCTACACCAACATCATCTAAATCCAATGCGGACATTCTTCTTGAAGGAACGGCTCCGCAAGGTATAATTATCCAGGGCACCTACCCAACTGGAAATGGTATCCGCCTGGGATCTGGGATTGGCATTGCATATGAGGGGACGGGGGCCATTAAGACAAAGTACGACAGATCAACCCTGAGATGGGGGTTGTTCAGTGGTGCATCTGAGAGGGTGACTTTTCATACCGCCACTCCTGGTATGTATTTCAATGGGGTCCGCGTGGTGGCCGGTCAGCAGGCCGCAATTCCCAACGCGACTGCCGAGACTGTGGTGACCGTTCTAAACCTCCTTCTCGCAGCTAACAGAAATCATGGTTTAATAGCATCATAAATACGAGGAATATCATGGAATCGGTAATTTTAGAGCTTGATCACCAGCAACTATCCGTTATCAGTGAGGCGCTGATTAATCTGCCCTATCGGGTATCTGCACCGGTAATAAATAGTATCAATACGCAGATACTGCAACAGCAGGCTGCTGAAGAAGCAGTTAAAAATCACGAAATGGAAACTGAACTTAGTAATGCCAAAGGTGGCTAACATGGTTACTGAATCGGCTACAGTATATAACGTCGCTATATTTGAAGTACGTGGCGATGGCTGGAGTGTAGGGTTTTACCTGAAACCCAATACTGTTGTAAAGGTCACTGGAAAGAAACCTGACCTAAATGAGTTCCGCGACAGATGTGCATTGTCAATGCTCCCACTCCCGGCAATAGACGCGCTTTATGTAGCCGCCTGCGTCGAGTTCAATGCTAAATTGCCGGAGGGTGTGTAATGGCCCTGAAAACCGAAGCCGAAACCAGTGAGCTGTATATTCGGGTTGAGATGCCGAGAGTCCACGGGAAATTCCGTGCTCAGTTCGAACTCGTCCAGTACATTGACCACCCGATCACAGGCGCTAAAACAGAGATTGGTCGGGAGGTTATGGAGTGCGAATATGCACTTGATGGCCCGAACATTTTTGAACAATGCTATGTTCACGCGAAAGAGAAGGTTCCTTACGCAACGCTTGATTGCTGAAAGACTAACCTTGCCATCCTCGTAATATAATGGGAGCCTAATGGCTCCCTTTTTTGATTTGGAGGTTTTATGCAACTCACTGATAATGAACGAGCTTTCCTCAAAATGCTGACTGTTTCCGAAGGAACCAGTACCAATAAGTACACCAAAAACAAAGGTTACGATGTAATCGTTAATGGTATTGGTGGTGAACCGAAGACCTTTACTGACTACAGCAAGCACCCTAATGTGCTCGTGACTGTAAACAATAAGGGTCTTAAGTCTACTGCTGCTGGGGCATACCAGATCCTCTATAAATACTGGGTTGCCTATAAAAAGCAGCTTGGTCTTAAAGGGTTTTACCCGGAGGATCAGGATGCAATTGCAATGCAACTGATCAAAGAGTGTAAGGCTCGTGACGACATTAACGCTGGTCGTATCGAATCTGCCATCACTAAGTGCCGTTCCCGTTGGGCATCGTTGCCTGGTGCAGGCTATGGCCAGTTTGAACATAAGATGGGCACTCTGGTTTCAGCGTATAAAAAAGCTGGGGGTACTGTAGCGTGAAGCTGCGACTGGTACAAAACTGGCGATCAGCATGGAAGTGGTACGCAGTCCACATCATGATTGTGATCGTCGCTTTGCCAGAGATCTGGGGCTATTTTCCGCAGGAGTTCAAAGACTCCTTGCCTCCAGGTGCGTTAAAGTACGCCATGATGTTCCTGGGCGTATCAGCGATTCTGGCTCGCATGTTCTCTCAGGAGAAGCCCAAAGATGATGAACCTGATAAAGACGTATAAGGTCTATATCGGTTTAGCCCTGGCCCTGGCTGTAATAGCCGGGGCTTGTTGGCTAACGTGGACTGTCACCGACTCACGGTGGCAATCGAAATATGATTCACTGGAATCTCAGTATGCTGATGCTTCCGCAAAGGCCCAGAATGAAGCCAGGGCAAAGGAGTTGGAATATGATGTCAATATCGCAAGGGTCAATGCTGAGGGTGCTAAACGGGAAGCTGAGGCTAATGCTGCTGCCGCTGATGCTACTGCTTCTATTGTCCGGTTGCACCAACGACTCAACACGCTACTTGCCAACACCAGCACCGAAACGACCGGCACTGGACTCAAGGGCAGAACCCCCAACGAAACCATCATTCTGCTTACCAACGTGTTCCAAAAATCTGTCGAACGAAATAGACAACTGGCTGAGTTCGCAGATAAAAGCTGGGATGCCGCTAAACAGTGTTATGATAGCTATAACGCTACCAGATAATTATGCTAATTATGTTGTTTAAATTTTAATTAGCATTAAAATAAGACAGAGTTAACTTAACCATCTCTATAGAGGTTTAAATTTATGGCTACTAATGGTGTTTATAAAAAACCGGCACCTATCGGTTCTGGTGTAGTAACCACTGATGACGTTATCGCTCAGGGTTACGATTTCGTTTACCTGAAAATGGGTGGTATGCTCAAAGTTCAGGAAGCAACTGTTGAAGGTGACCTGACTATCAAAGGCGATACCGCCTATGAGCCTCCGGTTCCACTGAGTCTGTCTACTGACCTGGCTGCAACTAAATCTGTTGCTACCGGTGCCCAGTTGACTCTGACTGTTGCTGCTGCTAATGGCTTTGGCGATTACAGCTATCAGTGGTACAAAGACGGTGCTCCGATCTCTGGCCGTACTGGTGCGTCCTTCTCCAAATCCTCTGCGGAAGCTGGTGATGCGGGCGACTACTACTGCGTGGCGACGGACAAGATGGGTGACACTGTTACCTCCAAAACTTGTAAAGTTACCGTCACTACTGCGTAAGTGGTTCTACATCGCTGAGCACTGTAGACTAGCCCCCGAATGGGGGCTTTTTTATAGCATCTGTACCCGGATATCCCGGACGAAGTGATGCCTTAACAGCCTGGCGGCTGTGTCCAGACTCATGAAGGTTCGAAGGTTATCATCGACACTGTAGAGATGAAATTCTTCACCCTTATTGGGTTTACGAAACGCGATGTAATACTCGCTCATTCCACTCTGTACGATGTAAGCCGTCTTAACCTTAAGTCCGGTGATCTCTTTTTCATAGATCCGTTTGAATACGGTCACTCTTCCCTCTTGCGGCATCGGGAAAAGAATCCCGACTGCCTGCCTACTATGTCCACCCTGCGAGCAGGGAGAACAACACGGCTGGCCAGACGACCAGCCTTATCTTTCTGACGCTCGGCGTGAAGTGCCGTCCCAGGGGCGTACATGCGCTGCAATTCACGGGAGCATTTCCGGTGGTTCCCTACAGCTTTGGGCTTACCACAAATCTGACAGTTGAAGGCCACGGTTTACTCCCTATGCTGCATTCTCCTGGAGGTCTTTGACCGTTCCGTCTACCACCCATTCGTAAGGCACCAGCACTACGGCTGAACCTTTACTCACTGGTTTGATGGCGAACATGCTTTTGCATTCCACGATCCCAGATCCGATGATGGCATCGGTTGTACGCTTGGAGCGTAACTCAAAGTTGTATTCGAACATGGAGCCTCACTTTAATACGGCGATGATGTCGTTTACGGTTTCACGACTATCTGACTTGGCACTGATTGCCCGGCGAGCAGGTAGCTCAGTGATAGTAAAGCCAGATGACTCGTACAGGTCAATGATTCTCGGTGCCGAACTGTTTGTGACGACAGTCGGTACACCTTTCTTTCTGGCTTCCAGTGCCATAGTTACTAATCGCTTTTGGTCACCAAAACCGAAAGTCTTACCAGAATAAGTGGTAAAGCCTTTCTTGCCAGGCAACGGCTCATACGGAGGATCGCAGAAGATAACATCACCCTCCTGGGCTAACGCCATATGGGTAGCGAAGTCCACGCAGAACGTCTTAGGCCGCAGGCCAGCATTAACGTACTCTTCCAGTTCAGCACGCGGGAAGTAAGGCTGAGCCTTTTTGCCCCATGGCACATTGAACAGGCGATCATTGTTGTAACGGCAGAGGCCGTTAAAGCAGGTACGATTGATGACCAGGAAGAACGCTGCTTGTGAATAGGCTGTATAACCTTCACTGTTCAGGCGATCCTGGACACGGTAATAGTTCTCTCCGCAGTCCACCCACTTACAAAGCTGTTCAGCTTCGTCGATCAGGCGCTGACCTTGATGATTAAGGACGTTGTACAGATTGATGAGATCCGGGTTCACGTCATAGATGAGGTTCTCTTCGAAACCAGCATTCATGAATACGGAACCGGCCCCAACAAAGGGTTCAATCAGACGCTTACCTTTAGGAAGGTGGTGCAGAATTACAGGCAGTTGGCTATGTTTGCCACCTGCCCATTTCAAGAAGGGTTTCATAGATACCTCAAGAAAAAAGCCCCTTACGGGGCTGTTGGTGGTGGTTTGGGCTTACCCAGCTTAACACTGATGGCCAATTCGGATAGCTGGAAAAATCTTCCCCCAAAGTGGGCACAAATTGCCACAAAGATGGGTAGGGTAACCCCTTTGGGCAAAGACTCTTTGTACTCAGCATAGGCTCCAGATGCCAGGTATCCGGCAAGTAGGCACGCAAGAAATTCGCAAAGCACCCACAATACTGACGGGTCAGTTTCCCGCAGGAATCTGCGACCAACAGAGATAAAGCCACTCATCGCTGAGATGATTAGTACCCCAAACAAATCCCAGTATTGCTGATTTGGTTGGTTATCCGGTGGCATACCTACTCCAGGGTTAAAGACAGATGCTTAGAATTTTACATAGAATTTCAGATAATGCCTAACTGTTAGTCAGTTTATGCTTTTGTTTAAGTGCGGTTAAAAGACCATGTTTCATCTTAGAATCCTCGTGACTCTTAAACTGGAGATCTAAAAAGCCCAGTTTAAATCCCTTAACACAAACTATCAGTTCTTTAAGGTAAATAGGGCTATCTTCGGACTCTTGATAAAATATGAGATCCTGATCTTCTAACTCCAGTTTTCCTACCAGAAGTTTATCGTAACCTTCGGCAGCCATCTTTTTGTTATAGACGGTTGGGTTAATCATAACCTGATCGCCTTTATCGCCGTTGTCGAAATAGAAGGTCTTCGTGACAAAGGCACTCAGACGGATTTTAACTTCGACCATGCTGGCCTCACTTGAAAGTGATGTGGTGCGGAATGAACTGCACCGAACTGTTGAATTGGAAACGTTCACAAAGCTGTTTGAGAGCAGGGAGATCGTCATCAAACATGTGAATTTCTATCGGGCCAGAATAAACCAGGAGGTTATACACTGTGGATATTTTCCACTCTTTGGTTTTGCGGTTATCGTCTGCACTACGCAGATGATAACGGGCATCTGGGAAGCCGCAGTTTTTTAAATAAATTTGAGTATCTGACGTGAAACTTTCGTCACGGTTAGATACTACTCCAATTTCATAACCGGCACCGGCCATACAACGGGCAGTGCGAATAAGACTCAGGTTGAGGCGCTCCATATGGAATGCCTTATGCCAGCCTAACCAGGCTGCATTGTTATTACGGTTTTCGGGGATGAGGGCACTACGAGCGCTACTCGTGTTGATTGTCCCATCCAGATCGAACAGTGCCAGCTTACGCATAGTTAACCTCTTGGTTTGCCCGCAGGCAGTTTATCGTTCAGGTTGTGCCGGTTGATGTACTCACGGCGTCCTTCGTGTAACTCTTTCACCTTTGCTTCTGCAATGGCGATACGCATGTCGTAATTACGCAGCGTATCCTGGTGATGCTTTTTCATCTCAGACATAGTGACCTCAGTAAAGCCCCCGAAGGGGCTTGGTTTTAGCCGATAAAGTGGTGAAGGATTCTGGCACCAATGCCGAACATTACGGCAGTGGTTAGGGCGCTGGATAGCAGTGTTACTACTACATCGCCGATAGACCATTCTTCAAGTGTATTGAAGAAGCTAGATACAGCGAAGAACCAGGCCACTGTCCAGTAAATGCCCCACATCATATTTGGATCCATTTATACTCCTGTCCACGTACCGTGGGCATCGACGTATTTAACCCAATCCTTCGGTCCCCACTTTGACGTGTCTTCCGCTGGTTTAGGGCAGTTATAGGCTCCGGCCTCAGCCCACTTGAACTTGCGACGTTGCAGCATTTCAGCAGCTACAGCGTCACGGATCTCCTGCTCACTCAGGTTGTTGTCCAACGTGATAGGCGTAGCCCAGTTCGGCCAATATAGGTCGAGGTTGGCAGGCAACGGTACACGAGGGTCAGCAATCTCAGGCAGACCTTTCCAGGCCATTTCTTCGATCAGATGGTCATTGGCGAATTTAACCGCTGCAATGTCTCTGCGAATAAGCAGGTAGATAGCATCGTGGATGAGTGCTACAGGGAGAATGTCATTACGGAATGGACTTGCCCACACCTTCTGCATAAAAGCGTTTACAGCGCGATTGGTGAGCAATCCGTATGACTGACCGCTCACTGCGTTGCCGAGGCTCCGGCCTTCGGCCTCTGCCTCGCGCATCGTGCGTGAGCTTCCCATGACGGAACGTTTGAGTAACGGTGTACGGATACGGAGGCCAAAGGCTCCGGTGCCATAACCATCCTGGGTTGCTTTCTGGATCTTGCCCTGTACCCACTTGCCCGATACTTCGTAGAGCTTGTGGAAGTTTTCCTCGATCCGCTGAGCTTCTTCTTTCGAGAAGCCGCAGTTCTTGACCAGGGTAAGCCAGGTGCCCAGATATTGCAGAGCAAACGACACGGGCTTGGACTGACCACGCTCAGCTTTGAACTCTTCCTGGATTCGGTTAATTCCCTCAACGGTGTTCGGCAGGTGAGTAAACTTCTCCGGCCAGTATGCGTAGGTACGCATTGAGTGAGGGTCATACCCGTCCGTAAAGACTTTAATCTTGTTCGGATCCTGGGTGAGCAGAGCATTGATACGATCTTCCAGAGCATTGAAGTCAGCCCCGGCAAAGATCCATCCATCAGGTGCCGAGAAGATGTATTTAATCAGCTTCCCGAATGTAGAACCGGATGGGAGGTTTTGCAGGTTAGGATCTGACGAACTCAGTCGCCCGGATAATGTACCGCCGAGGTTAAAGCTGCCATGCAGATACCAGCGACCGTTACCTTTATCGAAACCAGCTTCGAATGCTGGAATGAACGACGACAAGATTTTGGAAACCTTGTTATAGTCGATCAGTGCCCGCAGTAGAGCTTTAGCCTCTTCCGTCTTCGCATGGAACTCCAGCTTATCGATGGTGTCCGATGCAGCCGATGGCTGTTTGGTTTTGGTACGCTCAATCACCGGTAGTTGCATCACATCGTAAAGAAGGATGGCCACCTGCTGATTACTGCCTGGGTTGAATTGAATGTGGCTAAAGTGCTCCAGCGGGTGCTGTTTCGTCTTGAGCTTGGCATTCGCAGCAACCATAGCATTGGTCTGAATGATCTTCTCAGCCTGCTTCACGAAGCGGGTGCCACGCATTAACTGGATAGCGGCATTAAGGCCAGCCTCCAGCTTCTGTCTGGCTTCCTTGATCTTCTCCGGTATCATTGGCATACCGGTAAGTTCGATTTGCAGGATGGTTTTCAGCGACGGCAGGAATTGCTCTTTATACAGCTTAAGCTGTCCATCCCGTACCATGATCGGATAATACTTCTCCTTCACGTACATCGTTGACATGGTGTCAATGACGTTGTACTGGAGCAGTTCCGGCAACGGGATCGCCATGATGTTGTTGATATCGTCTTTGGCCCAGTTCCCGGCGAACTCATGAGCCAGGGTTTTCAAGCCCAGTTCATTACCCGCAGTGGAGTTGGTAGCCAGATACGCGATGAGCTTGGTATCGTCGATGTTCTTGGTCAGGACTTCCAGACCTTCCAACAACCCGGCATTGTCCAGAGGATCGGACATAAACAGGTTATAGATGAGCACCTTGATATCGTACCCGCCGTGATGATAAACAACCTTGCCATTATACGCTTCGAAGAACTTTTTCAGCTTATGCCGGAAGAACGGATCAAAGATCCTGACGTTCTCCCCATTCTGCTGTATCAGGTCACATCTCATCCCGATACCACCAGTGGTATCTTTACTGAACGAGATGGTGCCGATACCGGCTTTAAACGGGTGCAGGCTGAAAGTCTCAAGGTCAACTGCTACCTCGTCCCACTTCATGATTTCGGCAAATGCCTTATCAATCTCACTGTCCGTTACCGGATAGTAAGCCCATTTCAGAATGTCATTACCCAGCGCCTCATACGTTCCTTTGAGGCTGGAAGCCAGGGTCTTAATGGATAAGTCCAGCTTGTCGGCCACTGCTGGATTGTACGTCAGAGCCTGATAGTTGATGCCCAGGGTTACCTGGATATCTTCGTATCCGGGGATTGCACACGGGAGCATGTAGCCTAACTGAGCCTCTGCCTTCGTATTCTTGGTCAAGACCTTGAAGTAGTTGGAGTCGGCACAATACACATGCTTGGTTTGCAGTTTTTTTAATGCTGGTAGTAGCTGTTCGAGGTACTTCTTGATATGCCCGACAGGTGCCTTATTGTTCGGCTGATAATCCAGAGTGAATACCACTAAATTCTCAGCTTTGTAACCGGCATCTTCCAGGGGATCAACATAGAAACGCTTTATCTCCGATGGCTGCAATGCTGACTCTTTGATAAGGATAGCCGTTTCATACGTTGGCCTGGTGGCATAAATGATATGTCTCATACAGAGCGACCTCTCTCGTCGATAAGCATGAATAAAAAAGCCAGCCCGAAGGCTGGCCTGGGGTGGAGCAGTTTACAGCTTACTTCGTCAGGCTGGCAATCATTGCTGCCAAATCATCGCTTACGCCGAGGTTGGCCCAGGATTTCTTGGAAGCACGCTTGATCGCTAACGCTTTGTTTGCGATTTCCACGTTGATTTTGCTGCCCTTCAACAGTTCAGCCATTTGAGCTTTCGGCGTACCCGCTTTTGCTGGTTTCGCTTTCTTCTCGGTCAGGTCGTCAAAGTCATCGACTTTTTTAACAGCCACTGGCGGTTTTGCTGCATCAGCCGCCTGGGTTACTACCAGACCGATTTCATCGGAGAGGCCCAGAGCAGACCAGCTTTTCTTACTGGCTTTCTTAAACAACGCCAGTTCGAGAGCTTTACTACCGGCACTGGTGCTGGTGGTTGCAGACTTGAACTCACCATACAGACGCTGAGCAGTCTGTGCTTTGGTTTCACGTTTCACGTCGTCACCTTTCGGTTTAACCGGTGTCAGATTTTCCGCTTTGTTAGCCGGAGCATCTTTCACTGGCTTGAGGTCAGCCGGAAGTACCGGTTTAGACGGTTCCGGTGGGATTGCACCTTCCGCATCAGGAATGTCCAGATTGGAGTTGCGGATATCTTCCGGTTGCAGAGGTGCAACGGTAGGATCCACATCTTTTAGATCCGTGATGGTCAGCTTAGTGCCTTGCGCACCGCCGATTTGTACGGTCTGATCAATCTTGATGTGTTTGCCACGCAGAACAGCATTGAGCAGTTCAGCACCGCCTTTGACGTTCGACAGCTTACCGCCGTTGTTAACGGTGGAAGTCTGGTCTTTGTCCAGTACGGCCAGGATATCGTAACCAGCGACACGCATTTTGTTGTTGCTGTACTGAGGCACCGCGATAACGTCTTCCGGGGCAACCTTACCGATAATGGTAATTTCGCCGGAGAAGCTACGCAGGTAGCTGAGTGCTGCAACATGCAGGCCATTGGAACAATCCTGACGGCGATCCGGGTCAACCAGACTTTCATCCATGAAGACACGGGAGCCGACACGCTGAGTGACACGACGGGAGTGAACGTCCACGTAAATGTCACGGCCCTGCTTGTCTTTACCGGATTTGGTCAAACGCTTGTAGATCACGATGGAGCCATCATCAGCAATTGGCAGGTCGCCATGCTTCATGAACTTCATCAGATCTTCAACGCTGAAACGACGCTTGTTGACGACAGTACCCAGGCGTTCCAGGAATTTCTGGAAGCCAGTGAAGTCTTTGAGCGTGGTTGCAGCTTTGAGCTGGTTACCCAGATGCTGAGCTTCCGGGATGATGGTACGGCCACCGTTGGTAACGGCGACGACCGTTTCATCTTCCGTCAGTTCTTCTTTGAATTTCGGATCGTTGGGCTTGATGCCTTCGGCTTCGAGAATATCCAGACGAGCATTGGCCTCGGCCAACTTCTCTTCATTGGTTTTCTCTGCCGGTTTAACAGGGGCAGGGGCCACTGCTTCACCTGCCGCAGGCAATTTAACTAGAACCACCGTGGCACCTACCAGAACTAGTTCGCTTTCCACTACCAGAGCTTTGGTCGCAGTAACGCTATGTATCACGGTTACCGGTTTCTCTGCTTTGACGAGATCGCTTGCCTCTTTCAAACCTAGGCCGCAGGCAACACGGATAGCCTTAATAATAGGCACTCCGTATCCATCCGGCACAGCGGTTAGCACTACGTCATAGTTTCCTGGTTCCAGGTTACGTTGTTCCACTGGTTCTACTTCGCTGCCTGGCACTACACCCAGAGTCTGGGGTGATACATAAGCAGACGGTGCAGGTTCAGCAACGGTAGGAGCCGGTTCAGGTTCGTCTTTAAACCAGTCAGCAATACGTTTCTTCGCTACTTTGAAGAAGCGGATTACACCACCACTGGCTTGCTCTGCTTCGCCAAATTCAGGGTTTTCCATGATAGGGCGAGGCATTTCCAGCGACACTTCTACCGGACGCGGAGGAACCTCGGAGAGAGGTTCTTTTACCGCAGCCATGATATTAGTGATGCGGGGATCACCCTGTACCAGAGTGACACTGCTGCCATCCGGTGAGAACAGGATGACGTGGCGAGCGTCTACCGACACTGCCACAACCACTAAAGATTTGTTCATTTTTTAGTTCCGTTTTTCATCGCGATTAAAACGAGGGATCGGAAAGCAGCTTTTCTTTCCGGGTTTGACGCAAGCAGGTCACGAAGTTCGTCGATACCGATGGTTTCGATAACGAAGTCATTCATGACTGACTTGAGTTGCTTAATCCAGGAGAACTCCTGGAGTTTATATTTGTTAATCGCCAGAGCCTGATCGTACTCGGCTTCGGTGATAACTTCGTCCTTCCACAAACGGTACAGACTGATATCGTCGATAACGTCCAGCACACGTTCCAGGTCGGCACGATAGGTCAGCTTCTTCAAGCCAGGAAGTTTGATGCCCAGCGACTCAACCAGTCGGAGGACTGGAGCTTTAATGTCGTGGACGTTGCTGAGGTCAGGGCTACGGCGACGAGTCAGATACTCCTTCATCTCTTTGCTGAAATAGATCTCCAGCATAGGTTTCAGGAAATACTGGTCGATATGAATAGCACCACGCTTGATAGCCATGTTGCGTTCTACGCCGGTACGCACCACTACCGCGTTGTCCTTCATTTCTTCGGTGATCATATCCACTGTGCAGTAACGGCCCAGTTTCTTGATATTTACATCAGCATAATCAACGTAGAAGATCGGGGCATCGACTGAACCTTCCCATTCGGATTTGTCTTTAATCAGGCTACGGACAAATATGAATCCGTTCTTAGTAGCTTCGCATATATTCCGTAATGGAATAAGACCGTTGGATACCTTCGGCTTGGTTGGTTTCTCTTTAGGAGCACGAGCCTTACGGTTCTGTACGACCGGATCCCACTCAGGGTTAAGTGTCAGATCAACGACTTCCCAGCCCGCAGCAGCGAAAGCTGCACGTTCTTTGACGCCATCGTTCTTCTTCTTACCGATGTGGTACACGTAATAGTTACGGTTGTGGGCACGGTTTTCGAAGCCCGGCCAATGACTGCACGAGTCTGTAACATCCTTCAACCGGGTGGATACGAACACCACTGGTTTCTGGAACATCGTAACCATAGCACGCAGATCCATACTGTCGTTATAGGCATGATGGTTACGGGCACGTAGGTTACGATACGGCGACCAGACCAGGGAGCGGAGGCTACCCATATTCAGGTCAGGATGCTTCATTACTTTCAGCATTGGCTTGGCAACAAATTGCCAGTACAGACGACGGTACGGCTGGTGGGACTTAGTGGATTTCGCCACATGCACAGCACGGATGATCTGCTTGAGGTACGGATTGCCTTTGAAGGCTTTGCGGTACACTTCCAGCTCGGCATTTTTCATTGTCCCGGCGTAGTGATTACGGATACTACGGCCCAGGTTGCTTTGCAGATAACGGCATTGCAGGCTGGACATGAACTTAAGCCAGCCCAACCACTCTGT